ACAGTGACATGGGCTACGTAGGTAATGATGGTAAGACTGTAAATTTAACAGACTATGCAATAAATGATGATGCACTTGCACTGCCCATACTTGATCCAGATAAGATGGATATATTTGTTTCCACAATAGTAGACTTAAAAAGTGATCCTAAGTTTGCAGATAAATTAAAAGTTAAAAAAGGCAAACCTTTTAAAGATATGAAAGGTGAAAGATTAATAGATAAGTTATTTGATCTCACACTTGATAAAGAATTACTTACATCTCCAGAATTACTAGAAGTTTTAACAAAGAATGGGTTAAGTTTTGAAGAATACGTGCTTGGTATTGTAGGATCAGGATCAAAAGCAGGTAAGTTATTAAATCGTTTATCACAAATTAATCGCATCAAGCCAAAGTCTGTCAAAGAACTACAGGAAATAGAAGCTAAGATAGCTACACAAAATGCACTTGGTAAAATGTGGACAGGCACTGTTCTACGTGGAGAAAATATACGTAGAGGGTTAATGGTATCCTCGTTAGCCACTGCTGTACGTAACTTTCAGTCTGCACTAATACGTTCTCCTATGGAGTCTTTGTCAGATATAATGGATACTGCCATACTTACATATGGAAATGCTAGACACACAGGTAAGTCTAGAGGTGCAGCTTTAATAGATTTTCATAATTCAGTTAATCCTTTAGTTAGGGATGGAACGTGGTCAGGATCATTTAATAATTTACGTTACATGTTTTTAGAGCAAAATCGTGCAGAGGAATTTACTGATTATATTTTAGATAGACCAGAGCTTTCCGAACAATTTGATAAAATGTTTAATAGCATTGGTGAAATACAAAAGGCAACAGGTAGAGGTCAGTCTACATCGAAAGCAGGTTATGCATTAGACCAAGTAATGTCACGTGGTGAGGACTTAGCATGGGCAGTAAATAGCCCTAACCGTTGGCAAGAACATGTTGTTAGACGAGCAACATTCTTGGCAGAACTAGAACGACAATTAAAAGTTAAGTGGGATGTAGATTTACAACAATCTTTAAAAGAGGGTAAGATACAAGACTTGTTAAATGATGCTCCCTCATTGCGTCCTGAAGATGGAGATTCTTTTTTAAGTTTAGTTGAAGCATCTACAAATAAAGCACTGGACGTTACGTATGCTTTGCCACCTGATTTTGCCCCATTTAAAGTTCTATCTAATTTTATAACTAAATCAGGTTTAACTGTTATAGTACCCTTTCCTAGATTTATGTTTAGATCAATGGAATACATAGCACAAAACGTAGGTGGTATACCACAAGTAGCAATTAGAAAAGCACTGTTTAAAGAATCTCGTGAAGCTGGTTTAACGGCTAGAGATAGGCAAGACATTACACGTAATCTTGTAGGATTAGCTGCTTTAAAAGGAATGTATGATTATAGAACAAGTGAACATGCCACAGAAAACTATACTATGATGGCATACGAAGATAAGCAAGCAGATATTACTGCTCAGTATCCTTTAAGACAAGCATCTTGGATAGCTGATTTTGCAAGAAGGCAACAAGAAGGAACATTAGATACTTGGTTTGGCATGGGGATGGATGAAATAACTGAAACATTTCTTGGAACTGTAGTTAGAACAGGAACTGGAAATGTATTTGTTGATGAAATAACTGAGATTATAAAAGGAACAGATGATGAAATAGACGAAGAAGTTCGTTCTAAAAGAATAGGCCGTTTAGTTGGACAATATGTCAATACATTTCTTACTCCCATATTTCAAATACCAGAGGCACAAAGAGCATTAGACATTAGGACTAAAGAGGCAAAAGATTTTACTGGCAGTGTAGAGGTATCAGAAAGCACCTTTGAAAATACATTTTATGAGCAAATGGCTAGAAGAGGTTTAGCTGCACCATCATTTGAAGAAGAGTTACCAAATCGTGTTACAATAGATGAAGGGCAGGTTGATCGTCCTGATGCAGCAACAAGGCTATTTGCAGGTATAACTATAAAAGATCGTGACTCAGATGTTAGAGATTATTTAACTAAAATAGGCTACGACGATGCAACATATGTGCATGGTAGTAAATCTAGAATACCAGAACTAAAGTTGGCAGAAAATCAATTTTTAGAAAATGTTTTTCCAATGATGGTAACATTAGCTAAAGATTTTGCAGAGTCTAGACATACTCGTAAAAGAGATCAACACAGGGCTGCACGTGTTTTTATTAAAGAGGCTGCAGAAGATTTACGTGCAGCTTATAATGATCCTGAAGCTGGTCTTGCTGATCAACGTGCCATACTTGCGGATCAATTAAGAAGATTATCAAAAGATGAAAGAGCCTACGGTATAGTTTTATTTAAAGATGTAAATAAAAGACTGCCTGATATAACAAGTTTAGAAGATCTAACTTCCTTAATAGCATTTAGTAGCCTTTTACAGGACATAGATTTTGTACCAAAAAATTAAGGGGCAACTAAGCCCCTTTTTTCTTGAGTTGTTCTATGAACCATTCCAGCATTTTTATTAACTCGTCACGTAGCCTGTCTGGATCAGACTCTGTGTTCCGTTTCTTGAGAAACTGCTTTGCCTCTTCTTCCAAGCTCATATTTTTTAACCCGTTTTAGTTGTTCAAAGTAGGCTTTATTGAAGCCTCTCTCCCACTCTCTAGACTGCATGGTGTCATCTGAGAATGGGTTGACAATCTTCCCACGTTTAAAGGCATTGAAGCCTTGGTCAAACTGCCATTTTAATGGCGCATCATGTTTGCCAAGATTGCGTTGCTTACGGGATAGTTTCTTAGGGTTCATGCTGCTTCTCCTATATTAATTAATGTTGCTTCATTGTAAGGGATGTGATAAAAGTGCTCACCCTTTGTGATGTTTCTACCTTTTGCTTCACGTAACCGTTCTTTTGTCAGGCTGGTATCTTTGATACGCCATACCTGCTTTAAGTCTCTACGAAAGACGTAGAAGTTTAGTACACCATTGGCATCTTTGTACCTGTCAAGTAGTCGGGTCTTACGTTCTGGTATACGTATCTCCTTCCACTCGGTAGGCCAATCACCTGTCCAAGAAACCTTGACCTCTGCCTCGTTAAAATACGTGTGGTCTTCTTTTGTTGAAACAATATCCACAGTGTAATTTTCTTTAGTTTCGGTTATCTCGTGTCCAATACTTTCTAGATATTGCACAAGGGTTTGCTTGGCAGGTGAGTCATACCTGTTGTACCAATCTACCCTAAACTTCTTCCGTACTGGCATTATCATCTCCTTTATCTTGTAAAGATTTAGTTAGTTTATTTGCTACACTAGCTTGCATTGTTTTTACACACTGCATTTGATAGGTAAGATTATTGACTATACTTGTAGCATACATGATCTCATTGTACAAGGCCATTTGATCCTCATTAAAATCCTCTGTATCATAATCTACATCATTTATATTTACTGTTGTCATTTAGTCACTCCTTTCATTCACATTTACGAAGACCAGTTTCCATATCATAATAGCAAGCTGTTCCCTCGTCAACAAAATCTTTTGTATCTTCTATAATTTCTTCCTCTGCAACATTTTCTACAGAGGATGCATTAAGAATGCCATACCGTTTTCCTGATGCACGAAAAGTTGTACATCCAGATGCACCACCTTCATATGCTTGCATGTACACATCCTTAAAATCTTCCCATGATACATCATCACCAACATTACATGTTTTGGAACAGGCACTATCAACATATTTGCTGGCTGCATTGAGCACTTTTACGTGATCGAACACCGACAAATCGTCTGCAGTCCTGCCCTTGACACCAAACACCCTATAGCCGTAGTCCTCTACTCGTTCTGTCTGGGGTCCATCGAAGGTGATAATGGTTCTGTCGTAATAGTAGGAGAAGACAGGTTCGATCCCACTGGAGACATTATCTGCTGAGAGACTGATTGTTCCTGTGGGGGCCACAGATAGTAGATGGCTGTTGCGAATGCCATAATTAGAAATATCCTGCCTAATGTCGTCTGGTAAAGTCTTCGCAAAATCGGAATCCAAGTACCTCTGATCGAACAAAGGGAACGGACCTTTTTCCAAGGCCAAAGAAATAGAACTTTTATATGCTGTATCACGTATTACCTCCATTATTATTTCTAATTGTGTGATGAATGCAGATGATCCATACTCAAAACCAAGTGCCTCTATTGCATTAGCAACACCTGTTACGCCTAAACCCATACGGCGTTTTGACTTAGCCTCTTGTTCTTGTTGGCTTAGTGGATAAACTGCACGATCCACTACGTTATCCATAGCACGTACAACGTAAGGTATGTCATTGCGTAGTTGATTAATATTGAACACGTACTTGTCATTTATTTTAACTATATATTTAACTAAGTTAAAAGATCCAAGTAAACATGCACCATTAGGTGGCAATGGTTGCTCACCACATGGGTTGGTTGCTGCGATTGTTTCACAGTAACGTAAGTTATTCTTTTTATTTATTCTATCAATAAATAGTATCCCAGGTTCTGCCCAATCCCAAGTGCTGCGTAAGATATCATCCCATAATGCACGAGCACTGATAGTGTTGTAGATTGTGCCTTCAAATACTAGGTCAAAGTCACTGTCCGATTTTACTGCTTCCATAAACTTATCTGTAATACCCACCGACACATTGAAGTTAGTTAGGTCAGTACTGTTGTTCTTTGCACGTACAAACTCTTCAATATCGGGATGGTCTACACGTAGCACACCCATTTGTGCTCCACGTCTATGCCCTGCACTTGAGATTGTGCCACACACTGCATCGAACACATTCATAAAAGATATAGGGCCAGAGGACTTGCTCTCTAGGCTGCGTATCATAGCCCCTCGTGGACGTAACGTAGAAAAGTCATATCCAATACCACCACCAAGCCTCATAGTCTCTGCGGCTCTTGTGGCGGCTTCCATGATGCCTTGCATACTATCCTGTATGGTAGTGGACACGAAACAATTATAAGGTGTTACACGTCTTGGTGCACCCATTGCAGATTGCACACGTCCAGCAGGTAGGAATCTTTGATTGTACAGTATAGATTTAAAGTTTAAAAAGTGTGACTCATCATCTTTTAATGCTTCAGCTACACGTTTCATAGCCTCTTTAAATGACTCGTTCTTTCCACGATACTTCATGGAATGTATCTCCTCAGAGATATTAAGTGTTGGGCCATAGGTTTCTGTCGGTTTTTCTAATATCATTATTTACTCCACTATTACTTTTACAGACTTAACGGTAACACCGTCTACATCGTGAATGAGATTACGTATAGTTTCATCCACATCCTCTTCTACCATACCATCTACAGGTATGGGGTAATCCTCTTCATCCAGTTCTATTGTCAGAAATATTTTTACTCGCATTTTTTTCCTCAATCAATAGCTTGAGATACCATTGTGCTTTATTGAGATCCTCTACCCCATTCTTGTACCGATATCTCCACAAATACTTTAATATATTGCCCTGTAGATAGTATTCAAAACCTTCACCAGTGGCGGCACGAATGGCATCAATGCATTCAATACCTGCTTGGTTATAATGTTTTGGATTGTTTACATTGTCAAACATTCGTGCTCCTCTCAAAAGTTTACCTTGATTATATTGTCGTGTTTTTCTACTACTTTTTTCTTTTTTTCTTTCTTCTCCTCTTCTAACACATTTTGTGTATACTCGTAAAGCATTTTTCTAAATGTCTCACTTTCTTCCATTAAAGGAACGGCTGCACATAACATAGATCCTAACTGCATAATATGAAAGTAATCATTTTCACTAAGATAGTTATCCTCTGATGTTGCTATGCCTACCAATACCTCACCTGTCCACCCATCTTTTTCATCTAAGAAGGGAGACAGACGTATTAATATATCGTTGTCATCAAACTGTTGAAATACTGTACCCATGCTAACCTCTCTTTACTTTTTTTAAAGGAAACTGAATAAACTCTGGATGCATATTCTTACCTTTTTCTTTTAGCCACTCCATAGGTATTACACGATCACAGTATGCAAACTTGTTACGTTCACACCATAAGGCATACGTAGTTTTAGCACCTTTACTTAGCTTGCGTCTACTACTCTCAAATACGAAACGTATATCCAACTTAGGATGTTGTTTCTTGATACAAACATGTTTACGCCTATCAGTCGCAGTAAATCTACCCTTGACCTCAACAATAATACCGTTAGGTAAAATGAAGTCTGGAGTATAGGTACGATACATCAAGTCTTCCCACTCAATCTTTAAGCATTCGTACTTGATAGGTATCTTATGTTCTCTTAAAAAGTCTTTGACTTTTATCTCAAGACCACTCCTATACCCATGCTTCATTGCAGCTTTAAACTGTTTGTGGTTCACTAGAACTTCCAGCTTAAATCAAACGGCATTCCAAAAGTTGTAGGTGTTAAACCTAAATCTTTTAACTCTTGTTTAACAGCTTCATCTGCTTCTTTACGAGCTTGCATAGCTGTACGTAATCCTGCGTACTTTGCCTCTCGTAATACCCGTTTCTTTTCGGCAAGCTCTTTCTCCATTGATGCAATAATATCTTGCATTTCCTTGATCTCATCTGTTCCAATCATTACTACTCCTTTTCTACGTATTGAACAATAGGTGGTACTTTAGCCTTAGATACCTTTGAGGGTATCTCTCTAAGACTAGGCCAACATTCAAACCTATAGTCGCAAAATTTACAACCATCGTCAAGTATATAGTTGCCCGTTGTTTTCCCCCTGAACGTTTCAGGTATAGGGGAAAAACACCGACTGAAATCATTTTTAATTAATGATTCAACCGTATCTCTTATTTTATTTATTTGTCTAGGCACATCTGTTTTTGCCTTGACATATTTAAATTGTCCACTGGCTTTGTTAATTACCCACCAGCCGCCAAGTTTTTTACCTGCAGCACGTGCATAACCTGCAAGCTGACTTATATAACCAAACGGATCACTATTTTCTAATGACTCGTAAGAATCAAACTTGTATTTGTAACTGTAATCAGACGCAGATTTAATATCGTCTACTGCCCCATCTACAATAAGATCATAAGAGCCAGAGACATAAGTATCATCAATGTCTCCCACTGCAAGGGTAACTCTATTTGTATCCTTAAAGTCTACATTAGCCTCTTTAAGAACACCTTTAAAGACTGCCTCAACTATGTCTCCAATCATCATATTTAATACAAACGTAGTTGGTTTAGGCAATGCTGTTTCTGGTTTATTTTTATCAAACCAAAGTTGGCAAGTAGGACGTCCAATGTTGGACATCCTTAGTTTAAAGGCATCACGTTTGTTGCCAGAGCCAAACTGTCTTTTTAATGCATCAGCAACATCAGAAGCAACACGGTCAATGGTTTCATCAGACATCTCTGACTTACCATTGGCTGCATTCTCCAGATACTGATGTATCTTTAGTTCGGCTGGATGATTAATCATGCAAACTCTTCCATGTCTGCGTCAATGATATCATTCACGTCATCAAATGGGATGTCTTCGTGTTTGCTAACGTTTTCATCCCATGCATTGGATATATATTCGTTGTAGTTTGCAATCCAAGCCAAGAAGTTTGTTAATGTTTCTTGTGCATCTGCATCTAAGTCTAACGAGTTAGTGATATCCAACTCCAAATCAGGTAAGAAGAAGCTGTTACCGTTAGGTAAACTGCGTTCTTGTGTGGCTGACTTGATTGTGTGCATCGGTGGTAGCCTACGCATCTTGCCTAACTTAGCAAAGATACCGCCAGCCATCTTAAAAGCATCACGGTTTTCAATCTCCCATATAAATGGGGTATTGTCTAAATTTTGATTGACAGGGTTGCCATTCAAGTCTACAGGATTAACAAGTGTTACTGTGCCAAACATTACACGAACACGTTTAATCTGTCGGATCAAGTCTTGTGTTTTTTGAGGCAAAGCCTTGAAGTCCTCTATCCATCCTGCAGGTTTACCACAGTTGAAACCACCATCATTGTCTTTTAGATCAATGTTTAGGTTGTCAGCCATAATTGTTTTAACATAACGATTAGGTGCTGAATCACTACCCATGATAAATCGTTTATACATAAACCTTTGCATGTATGGACGTATAGTGGCAGATTCTGCGTAGTAAGTTGGCCCATCAGGAATCTCCAACTTATACGTGCCACCAGCTACAACCTCTAGCTTTACCTTTTTACCATTTACCTCTTGCTCACCCATGATAGGTGAGTGATTAATACGTAATCGTGCAAGTGTGGAACTATCACGGGATGGTTTATTATCTGCTGCCATCCCAAGTGTAGCAGCCATTGAGTTGTAATCTGATGTATTAAATGTTTCTACCATTGTCATATATGTATCTCCTTTTCTTTTGTTACAGATGTATAGTTATATCAGGCTACGTCCTTTGTGTCAAGCCAATTCGGACCTATTTTTGCTTCTAATAAAAGAGGCACATTTAAGTCCAGATTCCAACGTTTGTTTACCAGTGACGTAAGCACTTCATTAGTACGGCTAATGATCCTTAATACTTTCTCCTTCTCGTTGGGGTGCACATCAATCACAATACTATCGTGTACTGTGTTGACAATGCAACTATTTAATTTATTTATCTCTAGCATCTTATCAATGTATATCAGAGATATAGGTACAATGTCAGCAGTTGCAAACGATTGTACAGGATAATTTTTTATCTGTGTGAAAAATGTCACACCTCCATAACGTCTACGTTCTACGTCAGGGAATGCAAACTCACGTCCAGATGGAGTAGTAATCTTGCCTGTAGTCAATGCCTCTCTTGCTAGTGCCTCATGCCACTTGGCAATGCCACTGTACTTGGTTGTAAACTGCTGATAGTAAGCAGCCTCTGCCTTGGTTCTACCAAAGCCACTTGCCCCATACAAAGGGGCAAATGTATGTGCCTTGGCTTCCTGTCTGCTGATAGATTGACCAGCATCTGTAATAACCTTGGCTGTATAACTGTGCACGTCAAAGCCTGTAGCCACTTCATTGAGAGCAGTCTTATCCTGTGATAAGAACGCAGCCACACGAAACTCAAGCTGGGCAAAGTCAGCTTCCATCACTGACCCACCATCCCATCGTGACTTGAATACACGTTTGACGGGAAAAGTACCGCCACGTGGCATATTTTGCATATTAGGATCAGCACCTGACAGTCTTCCAGTACCAGTGCGATGTTGCAACAATCTTACATGAAGTTTACCATCAGACTTGACGTGTGTTGCAATACCCTCTACAAAACTAGAGAGGTAAGTTTCTACTGCTGACAACCTACGGACACTTGATAAAAACTTTTCTGCCCTAGCATTACCTCTGCTACGTGCAATACCCTCTAGGTACACTAAATTATCTTTACTAGTACTAAAGCCATTGGCACTAATCCATTTAGGATTATCTACATCCCTACCAAATCGTAGCCCAGCTATCTCATTAGTATCCAGAAATAAAAAACCACTGGCATTACATGTAGCACAGTTATTAGGTTTTGCATATGGTGTTCCATCTTTCTTTACCTTTCGTATCTTTCCATTACCTTTGCATACATTACATTGTACTGCCTTTTGTTTGTACAACTTAATGCTATTGCTACGTATCTGGTATTGTAGATCTTGTCTATCCATACGTTGATCAAACATATCGGGCCATGTTTTTTTGTCCTTGGGTTTGCTGCTGTAAATAACCCAAGACAATTGTTCTGGACTATTAAGATTGATTGGCCTAAAACCCATCAGGTCAATTACCTGTGCCTCAAGACTAGAGACAAGGCTATCTCGTTCTTCTGTAAACTCTTGTCTAACCTGATCAAGCACAGACATATCAACAGCAAAACCACGTTGGTATATACGTGACAAATGTACAGCAAGTTGATTGGTAAGACGTATAGTTCCTTCCAGTGTGCTACATTCCTCGTACTGTGTCACCAAATGTAAGTACAATTGTTGCGTAGCCTGTAGATCAGCAGACAGATATTCCTGTAGCTCTGCATAAGGTATGTCTCTAACAGACGCACCCTTTTTGAAATACTCTTTTAAAGTATCCTGCTTTTTTGTATCAAGATCGTATCTTTCTGCACAAGCCTCAAGAGATAGTGGCTCTTTGAGTCCACGTTGCAATACATACTCACCTAGCATTGTGTCAAAGACAGAACCATTGTATGTAAAACCAGACTCCCATAACCACACAAGATCATGGGCAGCATTGTGCATGATAAGTAAGGGAGCACTATCAAGTAGCTGCTGTACTATCTGTGCTCCCCCTTGGGTGGGTGGATGCTCTGAGTGATCAAATGTCACTAGTGCTTCGTTACCAAGATCATCTAGCATACCCACCATAACCAACGTATTCTCTGGTTCAAACGGATCAAGATGTATCTTGCCGTTTCGTTTTGTCACAGTGTTTTCTATGTCGAGTGTTAAGTGTTTCATTCTTCTATGAATACCTCATTTCCATAGAATCTGTCAAGGTCATTTTGAAACTCTTTGTCATTTGCAAACATCTCCATTGCTTGTATTGCCTCTGCCAAAGTTAAGTCATGTTTCTTCATTGCGTTATACAAAGCAATCTCTGTACTCATATTGCTATTCATATATCGTTTCTCCTTTGCACGTTGTCGTTCCTCGTCTGTCATAGGTCTAATCATTAGCAAGAACCTCAAGTTTCTTTTCTAAAAGAATTATTTTTTTCTCCAGTTCAAACACCCTTTTAGATAACTCATTTAAATAATAGTTAGTATTCATCTATCTTCTCCTATGTTCATAGGAGCATATACTTCACCGTTGTATCGTGTAGGTGTATCAAAGTCACTAAACCAAGCTATAAATACTAGTGTTATGATGCAGACTATTACAACCTTCTTACTCTTATCAAGAAACAGAGCATAAGTTTTCTCTGCCTCTATTTGTGCTTCCTCTCTAGGTGTCATGCTTACCCTCTCTTTGTTTTTTCAAACCATTAAGTTTATCAAACTGGTCTTGATTTATACAGTTTACCATCTCTACTGCACCAGGAAGCATACCGTTATAGGCATCCATTAGCCCCATGACATACATGGCAATCTCTTCTCTATCTAAAAGTGTAGCCCTGCAACTTGCCTCATCATCATACGTGGGTGATGTAAACACAAACGTGTCTCTCGTACCATCTGGATGGTAAGACAAAAAGAATACCATTACAAACCACTTCATCGTAACAAACTCCAGATACCCACGTCAGGCCATATTAAAAGATTAATTATTATTGGTACACCTATTATCATAAAGGCACACACTAGGAAGGCATAGAACCATCCTTTGATATGATATTGTTCACTCATTATTCTTCCTCCAAACAAAAACTGCACCATGTATTTTTAGTCGGTGCTCCACAACTAACACACTGATATTTATCTTTGCAGTGTGGGCATTCTCTGTTTTCTCTCCAATCAAATGCCTCTTTACACCAAGGACATTCTACTATACTAGTTCTTCTCATGCTCTCACTCCTCTTAGTGCAAAAAACAAGCCACCAACCCACAGTAAAACATGTAAGTTATCATACAGTAATACGTCAGTTAGGCTATCTGGTTCACCTATCCATATAACACCTGTCATAATACAACAGATGGTAATACCACAGAAACGTGTCAGTAAATCTGACCAAGGGTACAGCATGTTCCTAATCCAAAAATCCCAGATCTTTAAACCCATAACTCCACTCACTATTAAACCTATACCTGCACCTAGTTCTCCATATGCAGCAAAAGCCCATACAACTAAGGGTAGTTCAAATGAACTTGCATCGTCAAGTGTTACAGGAAACTTAGACAGTCCTTGTTGTATAAATACAATGGCTAATGGTATCCTGAGTAGCCAGTGGCTAAGACAAAACTCTGGTATATTATTCATAAACTTATGTATCATATAAACAACTCCCCACCATCACCATCCTGCCATATATCCTCTGGAGATACTGTAACATCAGTCATTTTTTCTGCTTGATGTACATTAACTTTTACTAAAGCATCCCAAGACACAGGAAATAATACTTTCATACTGTCACTAACCTTTGTTGCAACTAACCGTGTTTCGTATTGTGTATCAGAGGCACAACGCAAGTTACACATATCAGCAAAGGCATCAAGACTGCCTGACCAGTACCACTCAGTCATAGTGTTTTGTGGTAACACCATACGTGCTTGTTCTGGACATACGTTTTGATGTAATAGGTATTCGTACTTATGCTTTGCACTTATCATATTTCTTTCAAAACGAATACGTAAGTTTTCAGAGTTTATAACTCCTCCTGATCCCTGTTTTTTATTTTTAACAGCTTTGCGAAACTCAGGGACATAAAACTCAGGCTTACTATCTACATACCTACGGCTGATCTCATTCCAACGTAGGAATTTATGCTTGACTAGCTGACGTGCCACAAAGATAGGAGCCTTGACATGAAAGGTAGCAAAACAATGTCCAAAGGGTGACATATGTTTGTGTTTGGCAAGATATTTGATCAGCTTTGTATCAGCCTCTTTCATCTCGTATTTGCCCGTTACCATGTCAGTACACACAAAATCTGATTTCTTTCCAAAGCTGACACGTGCAGCATTTACAACTGTGATGTCAGTGCCCATATGATTTATATATTTTACATCAATCATGGCAGATACCTCGCAGTGTGATAGTCTAGATAACTATGCACTATGCCATGCCAACCAGACAACTTGTTTTTTACAATATTAATATGACGTTGTTTGTCTTCTTCCTCTTGCCCCTCAACTGTAGGGTTTTTGGAAATCATAATCATCAGGTCAGCCTCTGCCGCCTTACCTGTACGACTACCTTCCATCATGGCTTGGTTTAGTACCACCTTACCCTCTGCATCAGCCGATAGCTGAGACATGTAAAAGATAGCACAATTATGCTGCTTGGCAATCTGCCTAGCATGTACAGCATTAGCCTTGAGTGCTTCATCAGGTCTAGCAAAGCCAGCAGTACGTGCAAACTTATCACCCATGTCTAGAATAACAATATCAGGCTTATATGATTTGCACACAGACTCTACCCAATTCATGTCACGTCCAGATGAATCTTTAAACATAATTTTACTACGTATCTGATCAAATACACGCATAGCTACCTCTTTATTTTTGCTGACTTTGTGCTTGTCCATGTTTGTAGCTGCTGTAATGTAACGATGGGCTACACGCCAATGAGCCTCTTCATTACACAACACAATACATTTAGCACCTTGCCATGCAAAACCACCCTCACTGGCAACAAGAGAGGCATGGAATGAGGTTTTACCTGTATTAGGTCTTGCACCTACCTCAATTAAATGGCCAGCATTTACACCCTCTACCTTGCGAGTAAGAGAGGGTATGTTAAACGTCCACTGTGACTCAAGGTCAGTCAGTGCAAGTATAGTATCAATACTTATATCTTCCCATTCTACATTTAGATTGGGTGTAAAGTCATCACCATATTGCTCAAGCAAATTACGTAGTGGCTCAAGACTAGACTTGTCACCATTTACATAGTCAAACCCAAGGTTTGCAATGTCCTCTCCTACCACCTGTTGGAACAACTTTGACAACACTTCTTGTGCAACATCATTACCCATAGGTGTTTCACGTTTTACCTGAGAAAACAAATGGCTATACGCCTGTTTCTGTGCAGTTGTAAGTGTAGGATTGTTAGCCATAAACAATGCCTCTATTTCATCGGGTGTCACAGTACGTTCATATCGTGTCATGGCAGTGTCAATAGACTGCTTTATTTTACGTACATCTTTGCTAAACAATCTGTCTGGACACTTTGCCCCACGATGTTCATCGTAGAATGACTTGTCCATCAAACTGCGTACAAGTGATAATTCCATATTAATCTCCTAGCTCTGTTAGTTTCATCATGTCGGTTTCGTTTCTATATTTTAAATCATCTAATAAATACAATACACGTATGTGCTTTACGTGTCCTCGTAGTTCTTTCGCAATTGCCAGTGTCTTTGGTAGTGCATCAGGATCTAAGGCAATCACTGCTGTTGAGAACTGTGATAAGTATTGCTTATGTCCCTCAGATAATGATGTACCCAACACTGCTACCCCGACATATACACCACCACCAGAGCATCCAAGTCTGTCTGTCGCACCAACAATAGCTGCACTCACACAGTCCTCAACAACTACCGCAGTTGTACCATAGCCACAGGTATATGGCAATAGGCTTTTTCCATATCTTTTCCATTTAGGTAAACGTTTTGATAGGCTACGTCCAGTGGCATCTACCATAACATTACCTTGCATAATAGGGAACACCACACGATGTTCCTTTACATCATAAAGGAGTCCTAAGTGTTGTGGGTCAAGACTCCACTCATTACAGAATGGACGTATAGAATCATAATCTTTAACAAGCCACTCAGGTTTTTCAAAACCTACAGAGTGTGTCTCTTTGGCAACACTCCCAAGGGAGTTGCGTATATCATCAGCAGATAGATGCACACGTTTACCACCAGACACAGAGCAACCTGCCTTGTAGCAGTTCCATAGCAGTGATCCCATATTGTTAGTAATAGTAAACGTCTTGTAGCCATTACATTCAGGGCAGTTCATACGTTTTGTTTCACCATTACTAAGTGATATATCATTAATTATATTACTTATATTCATATGTATCACTTTCTATGTTGTTCGTTTCACTCAAGGATACAGATACATTACGCATTGTCAAGGCATTATTTGCACTTGCGTAAGAATGTTTTAGGTATGGCTTTACAGAGGCCATGTGGCTATGCCCTGTAACAGACATGATCTGGTTAATCGGCACACCTTCCTTATCCATTTGTGTTACTCCTGTCCTACGTATGTCCATAAGTCTTAGTTCTTCTGGTAAACCAGCTAGTCGCATGACCCTTCTACCTACTTTAGATAGTCGTTCCATAGCATACGGACTATACACCCCATTCATGGGTCTAGGATGCGGAGCCACATATTCTTGGAACCCAAAGTCTTTATGTTGCTCTTTCAACATGTGCAGCAGGTTGTCAGATATTGGTAGACTTACCTCTGCCCTGCGTTTACTTTGCTCTAGTTCTAATTTACCATAGGTAAAGTCTATGTTATCCCACCGTAAATTACGCATGTCTCCTAGTCTCTGACACCACTCGTAGGCCATCTGTACTATTAGTCCTATGTTCCTGTACTCAAAGTCTGTGTAGGCCATGTCAAGGAACTTGATGATCTCACCGTGTGACCACGTAACCTTACGTTGTTTGCTGGACTTGCGTTTGATATTAGCCCAAGGATTCTGCGTAGCATACTCCATCATTATTGCATAGTTGTACACTCTACTAGCACAAGTAGCTGCATGATTGGCAAAGCTAATGCCACGTCTAACCCAATCTTCATAGGCTTGCTTGGCAATCTTAGGTGTAATCTTGTCATACTTACGCCAGCCCATAGTCTGATGCAAGATGGTCAGGAAGTATCGGTAATCCACTTTAGTTGTATCACGTAACATATTGAAATCATTAGACTGATAGTAAAAGTTGATCAGATCTGTGACCTTGTTCATACGAACAGTCATCAACTGTTCCTCTCTCCATTTGTCAATGTTTTCATTGTGTTGCTTGACGATCTTACGAACCTGCTTTAAGTCTGACCCGTAAGACTC